AGTAGTGTACTCCTATATATAAGAAATTGATTTTTTTGCTGTGAACGATGCCATGAAGGCTTTTGGAAATAATCAATCTAATTGAATGGTATTAAGTCCTAGAAAAAGCTAAACATGGATTTTCCACTCTTGAACTCTAGCTCTTCCAGAAATTCATTGAAGTTGGCTTCCTTATTCAATTCTCTTTCTATAAGATATACAGTTTTATCAATGAATCTATTCATCATCATGGACCAAGGTTCATGGGTAATCTTGGGTAATGATTTTGTGAATTTCAAGAGCTTCACCCAATTAACAATCCCACCAGCCACATTCACAAAAAAGGCTGAGGGCAAGGAAAACATGTGGAATTCCCTGTCCATTCCTTCCATTAGCATTGCTATATGGAAAGAATTTAGAAGAATAGATGACCATTCATTAGTCTCCAGTAGGTTGATGACTGAACAAATAGTATTTATTATCCCTAAGTTTTTCTTTGAGTAAAATCCATCCCCAGAGAAATCGAAAACTGTTGTAATCTCTTCAACTCCTCTAGTGACTAGCTTTGAAATTGCATTTTTATAGGTCATCTTCTCATGACCTTTTTTTTGATATTTTATTGTGAATATAGGCATAGACTCTATCTCCTCAGATATAGTAAAGTCCATAATCTCATCAGATAGGAATATCAATTCACCCGTGTCTTCGCTCCCATCACAGGACAATATTCTGCAGAATGGAATTATGCTTGATTTGCATATGTTGTCATAATTTAGTGATAATAACTCTTGTGTCCTCATCAAAGCTGTCAAATTCACAACCCCAGCCTTAATGTCTGGCCCATTAAAAAACATCATTTTTGACATATGAGCTTTCTTTATAGTAGCCATCTCATCAGGAGAAACATATAACCTTGACATATTAAAATTTGTCATATTCAAACTGAATACATTGTTTAAATTCATCCTGAAAAGCTCGTCTCTAACAGATAGGACCACAGGGCAGACTGGCACCATCCGGTTAAAACGATTGCCACGGGATGTCATCCCCTCTTGATTCCTCCTATAAATATGCTCTATGGTGGAAACCTGGTAGGTGTACATGTGTGCCCTCTTCTTTTGAAATGTGACATAATAATTATATTTTTCATCCAACACACACTCTGTCATATACTCAAACTTTAGGCCATGCCTTGAATTTAATAACTTATTTCCAGCATGAAAAACAGTATTAGGATAAAAATTCGGAATTGTGAGTTCTGCAATCCTTAGCACCTTATCTTCTCCGACTATCCTAATAGATCTTAAATATCCAGAAATCGTTAAATCTATAATGCCAGAGTTCAGAGACCTATTTGTTTGCCAATTGTTCCAAGAGATCCTCTCATTGGTCTTTAATGCATCAAATTTATTTAAATCAGCTTGTGTTAAGGCTTGCATCCTAAACAGCAGCGGTATAAAATCAAGTCTTAGGTTGCTTTCTAATATGATGTTATACAGGGAGTTAACAGGTATATTCTTATATTGGAAACTATCTATTACCTCTGTTATAAAGTTAAGCCTACTTGCTTCTTCAACGAATGAATCGGTAAAATGACATAATGTCCTAAAGCATTCATTGGCTATTATTTGCTCGCTTGTGCTTGTTGTAACTATAGTGCCTTTAACAGTTCCGCTCAAGATTTGTTTTAGATAATGCATGGTGTACCATTTCTCATCACTTAATGTATTGCCTTGGACCAATGTGCAGAAATCCACTGCAGTGTAAGCCTTCATCGGCAGTATGAATACTTTCACTTTATGTTCGGTTGACTTTATGTAATCATAGCACAACTGATATAATTTTGTGATTTCTTTAATTTTGTACATTGTTACTTCAACCCCTATCAAGTGCTTAGGGGGGTTATCTGTATTTTGGTCTATCTTCACTTTTATTCCAGTATTGTCTAAAAATTCATTTAAATGATGTAAATCTTTTTCTAGTTCAATTGGGTCTGCTCCAGGAAGATCAGTTGTTCCTTTGCTGAAGGCCTTCAACACTAATGCAGGAGAATGGTGTATTAATTTCATATTCCTAAACTCTGGCATTTGATTTGCACTTAAGCCATTTCTGTCCTGGGGTGTCCCTTTAACACATAGTAATGATGTGTTAGCTGCGGTTATCATAAGAGGGTCATTTAAAATGCAGTATTTATAAACTATCTTGATATCATCTATATCTAAAGGTAATTGGTTTATATCTCTACAGATCATTTGGTAGGCTTGTGGGAAAGTGACTCTACCGATAATCTCTGGTAGCTCTGCTATTATATCAGATTCAACTAATGAGCTTAATTTGTCAAAAATACTACTATAGTCAATTATAGGCTTGTGTGAAAACAAAATTTGTTCTATAAAGAGCTGTGCTGGATTTTGTATAGAGAGACTTTCTTTAAATCTTTTCGAATTATATCTGTATAAGATAGACGCCATAAATTGCTCTTTGTTCTCACCCTTAGTCACTAAAAGTTCTGGGTTATTTAACATATAATCAAGGTTATTTTTATGACCATCAGAAGACATAGAGTCTTTGAAATCAACATATGATACTAATTTATTCAATGAACCAGGAGTTGTGAATTTCCGAGGAGTTAGTAAAGACCTACTCCTCATGTCACTAGTTTCACCCATTGTTGAATCAGTGCAGACTTCCGTGTCTAGCGTCAGGTACCTGAGAATTTTAAATTTAAATTTGTCTGAATCACTCAAATGATTTAAGTTTATTAACCATTGGCATTGTGTTTGTACTGTTTCTCTTTGCTTGTCCAATGGGACTAATTTCTTTAGCATCTCTATTAAAAACCAAAGATTGCCAGCTTCTAAACCGACCAATGATATCAAGTATAGTGGGGCATTTATGTAACCATTTAATTCTACCGGTATTTCTGATCTATCTACAAATGGCAAATAATTTGTTGGACTATTCACTTGATCTGTTAGCATGTTGTATGTTAGATGAGTTATCCAATGACTACAACTTATTGCAACCCATGCAAAACTTGGTGGGCACCCATGTTTGATACTCTGCTGTGTTGCAGAAAGTCTACTAGCAAGGTCTTCATATGGCCCTATATATGCGCAATCACCGACACTAGGTAGTAAGAATCTACCATAGATAGACAGTGGTTCTCCATGGAGATTGAATAAAGAAACAAACTCTTTACATGTATGTGTAATGTAGGTTTTCTTCATATTTGCTTGGCACCCAAAAGTCAGGCAAACTGATTCGAAGGTATTAGCTGCAAATTGTATCATCACATCATCTGCTACTTTATTTTGCATTATTGCTAGTGAAGTCTGATTATCATCAGAGTGAACCATGGAGTTTACCAGGCAATCGCCATCTAATAATTTCATAGTCTCTTTGAAAATGTCTTTGTAAACCATCATTGCACAGCTATGTACATAGCTTGAAATGTAATTAAAGTTACCTTGCAACCAGTTTCTCTTGATATTAACAAAATTCGAGCTTAGATTATTAGTAGAGTCTAATATCAAGTCATTATTATAAGGTGTTTTTTGATCCAGTATATTTGATAGCAAATCGTCAGGTAGGATTAATGATTTTTGCATATAATTACACATGAAAAATAGCATTCTCTTTTTCTCATTAGGGTACAATATGGGATCTAATGCCAGTAACCAAAAATATTTATAAAACACATCTTGTGCACTCCATTTGGACATATCTGCATTTATTTCAAGCTTTAAAGCTTTAGTTGGGTCTCCTTTCTGGATACTATCCTTTGTTTTTTCAACTATATAACGTATCTCCTCTTCTGCTTTCTTTTCCAGAATCCTCAATTTGGAGTCTCCAGGTTCACTTATCATCTCATCTGTGTTTAACTTACATCTCTCTTTTGATATACGCTCAATGACATACATGCACATTTTTGCTTCAAATTCACCAACGAAAATTTCTCTATCTTTGGCAGTTTTCTGGCCCTTGTTAAAGAAGGTGAATGAAAAATCTACATGATTTTTCATCATCCTCATGGCCTGCTCTATAAAGGAGCTGTCATCTAATGAGCCATTTTTGAAGAGTTCATATAATCTGTCAAAAACCTTTACAGATATATAGTCTCTATAGTTTGGAATTTTTGCTATTAAATCTTCATAGCAGCAATGGCTAACCTCTAAAGTAGACTCTTCTTCTAACATAAATAGTGGATTTGATAATCTATATTTTTCACATGCCTTTTGTTGACTTTTTAGTGCTGCAGAATGTGCCTTTGATTTAACATCTCGGAAATCTCCTATCTTTATACAGGATTTAGAACTTGTAAATGTACTGATAGTTGTGATGCTTCGTCTGAAATTATTTCTGCTCTCAACTCTATTCCTGAGATGATTATGCCTTGATGTGTCTAATATTAATGATTTTGCCAAAGAGTGAACTAATACTGGTAAGTTGACATGTTGTTTCTTTTCATGCTTGGACCAGATACCTAGGTTATCAGACCTCTGACTCATTTCTATCTCAAGAACTGTTTTTGCTAGGTCGATCATAACATGATGTTTCTCATGAAGGCCTTTTGCATTAAAATAGAATGGTAGATAGATTTGATTTATATATTCCTTCAAATTAACTTTCCCCGGGAACCATATGGAATCTATATTCCTCTCATCATTTACACCCTTTTGAGTTATATCATAGTCTGACAGGTAGATATTCCTCAACTGTATTTTATTAGACTGCTCATTAGCTGAGCTACAACCATTTTTAATAAGGTTGACCATATAAACACTAAATAGTGTTTTTGTATATGGTGAGAACTTTTCTGCAATGTAGTCTTTTACATGACTTGAAATTGCTAGAGAGTTCATGATCATATATCTTGAAGGTTCTGTTAATGATAACATACTTTTAGTAATTGATAAGCTAGTGTAAAATGAGAAATTAAGTACATCCATGAGTGAAATATCAGAATTGTTATTATAGAGCAATAATGCACTAAGGATGAACAACCCTGGTGAGGACACTATTCTTTGGCATCTTTCCTTATCTAACCTGATTGCTTTACTGATTGATAAGTAGTTTTTAGTCTTTAATTCTAGAGTTGTGAATAAAGCTCCTGCATTCATTAGGCACTGCTTTTCCTCGTGTATACAAATAACAGAGAAAACAACAGTGGCTCTCTTTGTTTTTATATCTGATGATGGAAAGACTAATGCATAAACTGAGTCATTTGCACACATTGCTACTCTAAAAGTATTATGTCTATTGTACTGCGACACAGCTAATATATTTCTCATCAATGTTGATATGTCAGTGATACATTGCCAGAAGCATGTTTTGTTTATTTTTTCAAGTACTGCAAAAGTGTTTTCTGATGCGTCTTTAATTTGTGATGCAAAATTGCTTATAATAGGGTGAAGGTTGTCTAATGTATTATTCTGTGATAAGAAGGCTTTGTTCTTGTTGACCATTGACTTTGCAGCCATTAAGACAATTGTATTGTTGAAATCTAAGATCCTAGGCTTTTCTACTTCTACATCTGTAGCTGTTTTTTCTCTGAAAGATTTATGACCACCAATACCTAAAAACTTCTTCATGAATTGTTGTCGTTCCTGGTTCTTGAAGAGATCATTAGCTAATATAAATTGCTGTTCCCAGAGGACTAATGCGTTACCAATTTTGACTGCTTCTAGTCTTTTGTTGTCTATTTTTTTGCCTGTTGATCTGGCAATCATCTTCCTTTCTGTACACAGATTTTCATACAAGCCAACGTTACCGTCAATATCCATACTTTTCCCAATTGCTTTCAAGGAATCTGTCCAAGTTGAAGGCTCATTTATTGATTGTAATGAATTTGAGAGGAATATCAGCTTAGCTGTTGAATTGCTGAGTTTCCGATTAGCATTTTTCGTCCAAATAAAATGTACTGAGGGCTTCTGTTTATTGATGTCTGTAGTAATATCTCTCTCTTTTGCAATTCTCAAACTCATCAACTCCCAACCTTCGTCAATCTCTGATTGAGTCGGTCTCATGTATTTTCCATCCATATTGAAGACATTGTGGGATTTTACAGATAAGAATTCTTGATAATCCCTTTCTGTTTGGCCCTTAATATTATAGAGCAGGCTGTTCCACCTTTCTGCTGAATAAGCACTAAATGCAATAGAGTCTTCAAACATGCTAACAAATCTAGGTGGCATAGACCCGATGAATTCTTTAAATATGGGATGTTCATACAATTCAGGTGTATCTTCCATACACCAAGGCGCTGTTAGTGTAAAATCACCATGTGCAATCATCAGGAGGAATTCTTCATCATCAGCGAATTTGTCCAACAAAAATTTGCGAAGCTCAAAATACTTAGAAAAATCTAGTTGTATGGGTATGTTTGGGTATCTAGCTCTAAAATTTTCACCTATTATAGTAATCTGATTGGTTACTGGGTTTGCTCTTATAATAGCTATTTCTGTCGGGATTCCCAGTTGATCCATAACTGGTAAAATCAATGAAGTATATTTCTTATAAGTGATATCAGTGCTGTCATTCCCCACAGACACCTTATAATCTAAAATAATCAGATATTCACCGTCCCAAATATAATTGTCTGGTGTAACATTTGGAATGTTATAATTCATCAAATTTACACCTGGAACAACATCCAGTATAATCTCATCAAGTAGTACATTGTTTTTATACTCTATTCCAATTGATGAACAAAGTTCCCGACCAAAATAATCATGCCTTGCTTCTAGTATATCTGCACTAATATCCTTGGCAACAGTTGCTGATTTTGCTGACTGGATTCTCTTGAAGAATTGATCATACATTTGGTCCTCCATTTCAGGAATAATTATTTTTTGTAATTTCTTTATATAGGGGTACACTACT